GCAACCTTTTTGAAAGTTATACGTTATATTTGTAGGGGTGTTGCAGACCCATTAAAAAAATTATTGAAAGTCCATTGAGGAGTAGTGCTGCAACCACGAAACTTAATGGGCTTTTTTTTATCCTAAAAATGTTGCAGATGAGCGGATGGATTAGAATTGATAGAGATATAACTTCTCATTGGATTTTCAAAGACGAGTGGAAATTCAGGAACTGGATTGACTTGCTTACATTAGTGAATCATTCAGAGCAAAAAGTTAATTTGAAAGGTACGGTGTTGACGTGTAAACGTGGTCAAACATTATGCAGTTTAGATACTTTAGCAAAGCGTTGGAATTGCGATAAAAGCAAAGTTAGACGGTTTTTAAAGTTGCTCGAAAGTGATTCAATGATTGAACTAAAATCGGAACACATAACGACACGGCTAACTATTTGTAAATATGATACTTATCAAGGTGAGAGAAACGCAGATGAAACACAAGTGAAACACAAACGAAACGCAAGTGAAACGCAAATGACACCAAACAAGAATGAAAAGTATGAAAAGAATAATACTATACCATCATTTCAAGAGTTTTTAGCTTATGCTTTAGAGAAAAAACCAAAAGTCAGTCAGATAGATTTACGACTTAAATACGATAGTTGGAAAGAGAGTGATTGGAGTACAAATAGAAGAGGTAAATTGCATCCTATTACAAATTGGAAGACAACGCTATTGAATACGCTTCCTTATCTTAAAGAAATAAATTTCGCAAATGCTTCATATGGTTTAACTAATGATTGGGACGGATAGTTATGTACAAAAAATTGACTGATTTAAATGCTGAGATGTTTAGCATTAGATACGAAAAAGATACGAGAGGTAAATCTATTGGTTGGGATTGGGATATGCTACCACTTACAATCAAAGAAGGAACTACCACCTACATAGGAGCTGCACCTGCCTCAGGAAAGACGGAGCTATGGTTTGAATTTTTGATAAACCTATCCTGCCTGCACGGTTGGAATCACGTTGTATTTTCTCCTGAGACTGGCAGTAGTGCTGAGATATTTTCAGAGCTATGTTACAAGTACATAGGCAAGCCATACGTTCAAGGTCAAAACTCAATGACAAATAGCGAGCAGGTAAGTGCTGAGATGTTTGTTAACCAACATTTTATTGTTATAGACCCCATTGATGAGGATTTGACTATAACTAAATTCTATGAATTGGTAGACGAAATTGAACGCAAGGAACAAATAACTATTCACACTACAACTATTGACCCGTGGAATGAGCTGACTGAGGAGTATATTCAAAGCGATTTAGGACGTGAGGATAAGTATTTGAGCAGGATATTAGGGCAAGCAAGAAAAAACGCAAGAAAAACGAATAGACATAACTGCATTATCAATCACGTTAGAGACCAACCAATGATAGTAGGTAAGTCCATAGCAGGAACTGAACTCAGATATTTTCCTATTCCTACGGCACGAGATTTTGCAGGCGGTCAGGTATGGTTTAGAAAGGGTTTAAGCGTGTTAATTCCGTGGAGACCACCTTATGGATTAGCTAACGAAGATGGAAGCGGAGTAGAGAAAAACGAAGTGCATCTAAAAGTAGCCAAAAGCAAACCAAAAGGTGTATCAAAAAACGGAGTGTACAAAATGTTCTTGGATGTTGAACGATACCAGTATTATATGCTTGACTTCAAAGGTAACCGAGTTTATGCAAACCGAGGCACTACCTACAAGAAGGAATCACAACATAAAATTGAGATACCAAAAGACGGACAAATAGAAAGTACATCGGATAAACTCCGTAGATTAGCAAACCAAAACCCTTTTTAAAATGAAAACAGTTAACTCATTAAGCGGAGGCAAGACATCAAGCTACATAGCTGCAAACTACCCTGCTGACTACAACGTGTTTTCATTGGTTCGAACTGATGACGTGAGAGTATTATTCCCTGACGCAAAGGTTCGTCAAATTGTAAGCGATAGGATAGGACACGAGTTCATCGGTACACTTGAAGAGGACACAATCATTTACACAATGCTTGACCTTGAGCAGTACATCGGTCAGAAGATTATTTGGTTAAGCGACAAAACTTTCGATGAGGTGATAGCATCATACAAGATGGCTAACGGCACAAATTATTTGCCTAATCAAATGACACGCTTTTGCACTACGGATATGAAAGTTAAACCTATTGCTCAATGGTGCTACGAAAACACGGAGCTACCTGTAGAAATGAGAATCGGATTTAGAGCAAACGAAATGAGCCGTGCTAAAACAATGATTGAGAGAGCAGTTGACGGAATCGAGAACTTCAAATTTAAAGTAGGAGAGAAAAACGGACGTAACAAATGGAAAGAGCTTCCGTATAGAATGACACGCTTTCCGCTAATTGAAGACGGTATATTCAAAGACACTATTGAGAACTACTGGCAAGATAAACCTTTGCGCTTTGCTTACAAAAACAATTGTGTTGGATGCTTTCACCGCTCCGAAATATTCTTAAAGCATATGAGCCAACGAGACGAGAAGCAGTTTGATTGGTTTGTGCGTATGGAACAAAAAAACGGATGCACTTTTAAAAGCGGAGTAACTTACGAAAAGATTAAAAACCATAAATTGCAGTTGGATTTGTTTGACGATGATTTTAACGATTGCGATTCAGGATATTGTGGACTATAAATAAACGAAAAATGGACTTATCACTAAAAATACTATGGGCAAAGACCACTGTTTGGACTGTCAAAGAACGACTCAAGAACGTCAGAGAAAAACTCGAAAAGGACAAGCCTGATGCCAAAGACTACATCAACGGAGGCAAGGAAAGTGAGGAGTATCTTCTTGAGACTATTCAGGTGATTAACCTACTTGAAGACGAAATCACAAATCTAAACCGAGAGCTTAATCAATTGGCAAGAAGAAACGCACAACTGCGAGTAGCCTACCAAGAATTACAAGAAGAAATTAAATACAAAAATATTGAACTATGAACCAAGAGAAATTCGATAAACTATACGCTCCAAGACAAAACAAGATTTTAAAACTAATCCCATTTCTACAAGAGAGACCAAGACCTTTGCAGTCAATTGCTAATCATTTAGAGGTACATAAAGATTCAGTTCGTGTTTACATAGGCACGCTGCGAAATCTCGAAGTAGAAGTAAAACAAGACCAATTAAAAAAGTATTACATTTAAACTAAACAAAATGAAAGTAGAAAAAAAATTAGTAGCATTGACCGCCTTCCTTCCTGTGTTGGCAGACTTCATCGAAGATTTAAACGACCAGTACGTGTTTAAACAATCAATCAAACGCAAAGCAAATATGCTTGCTGAAGAAATCCAACGAGTAGATAGAGAAATCCTACGAATAGACGGAGAGAACGCAGGTAAGATATTTGACGAGCAAATTCAGTTGCAGATTTTGTTTCGCCAATGGATTGAGAAAGTAATAGAAATAGACTAAAAAACCACGCTATGAAAATTTTAAACTTATATGCTTGTTTAGGTGGTAACCGATACAAGTGGGATGATGTCGCTAAAGAAGCAGGCATAGAAATACAAGTGACTGCCGTAGAGTTAGACCCTGAAGCTGCACGATTGTACCAAGAAAGATTCCATAATGACATTGTTATAGTCGCAGATGCACACCAATATTTGTTAGACCATTATCAAGAGTTCGATTTTATATGGAGTTCACCGCCTTGCCCTACTCATAGCAGAGCAAGATTTGCAAGACAAAATACAACTGTACCTGTATACCCAGACTTAAAGTTATACGAAGAGGTTTTATTGTTGGATAATTATTTTGACGGTAAATATGTGGTTGAGAATGTTATTCCATTTTATGAGCCGTTAATACCTGCTCAAAAAAGAGGAAGGCATTTATATTGGACAAATTTTATTTTACCTAATGAATTAAACGAAAGAAAAGTATTAATAGGAAGCAGTAAAAAAGGTGCAAAGACAAATGAAGTAAATCACGAATTTAAGGCACTATGCGTTTTTCACGATTATGATTTTAGACAATATAAAGGCGAGCAAAGAGTTGATAAAATGGCTCGAAATCTTGTTGACTATGAAGCAGGAAGAACAATACTTGAAAC